ACGCTTTCATTAATAAAGAGACAGGCGAGGTATTCAAACCCGCAGGTTACAACAAACCTGCTAGGGGAGTTCGCTATAATCTTACAAACGAAATGCACAGAAATTTCTTATTTCAATCCAAAAATGTAGATTGGGCAGGTGGTTATCTTTATATAAGATAATCATCTTTTTAATCATTTTTCCGTACGTCACGCAAATGAACTTAAATCAATCCGCACCTATACCGCATTTGAGTTTTAACTCTTATGATGAACTAACCGAACTGTATCAGACAGTCGAGTATATCCCCGAACAAATAGAGGAGGATATTCCCATATATGGAGCATTAAACACAGAGCAGAAAGCACTTATAAACATCATAGGAAGATTAAAAACAATACATGATAACTATATAAAAGAGAACATTTTTTAACATGAGTTGGAACTTAATACAATGGTCAGAGCAAACTTCTAACATTATGGCAACTATGACATATAAGGAACTATTAGAGGAACTTAAGCAACTAAATGAAGAGCAACTTAATAAAAACGTTGCAATATATGATGAACATTTAGATGCAAAGTGTTTAGCACATAATAAGTTAATTTTCTTTGATAACAACCGATTTCCCTATATTAAGATATGAAACCAGACTTTAAAAAAGGAGATTACTACCAGAGCAAAAACGATATAGGATTTATCGATTTTATTTCTAGCGATTATATAACGCTAGTTGTTAGAGAGTTCCCCAGAGACGAAAAAACATCTCATGGGGCGGTTAGTAAAATGATTCAAGTTAAAGTTTTAATATTCAAATCAGAATGGGAGAATATGACAAAGTTAGACAAACCAAACAGACATTCCAGGAAGAGCAATAAAAACTCATTAACCTATGATGATTGGAGTTAAAAAACATTGCGGAGACATAACCATTATATCATGAATAAGGATTTTACTGTTGTATGGGTAGCAGTTAAAGAACTGGTTTATTTTGAATGGGATTATGTAAGAAGTAAGGGATATTGGAGACTAGCGGAGAATGATGAAAATATGTAAATAAATCTTAAAGTGTTCTCTATACCTTTTTAAGTGTGGAGGAATCGGAGTCTTAGCACGCAACTTACCGAATGTCAACCTTTTCAGCATATCAACACAATTTTTTGAGAGAGTTGACAGAGTTGGGTTTTTATGGTACACTTAACACTGTAAGGGTTAATAAGAACAACTGTACTACACACACAGCACACCACAGAGAGAGATAGACAGGTGTGTGACAGTTGACAAAGTGGCACACAGTACACACACAGAGAGGTAAGCACACGGTATAATAATAGTATAAACAAACAAAGGACATTTTAAAATGAACTTAACACCAGTATTCTCAAACGGAACAGAAGTAGAAACAGCAGATGCTAGAATTTTCTTTTCCTACCGTACACCAGTTGCTGCTTATATTTTTGGAAGAGGATACGTAAGAACTGAACAGTTTTTCAGCGTTACCACTTCACGCCACATTAACAAATGGTTAAAAGATGGTTACACAGATTTACCAGAGTGTGAGACAGTACCACAGGCAGAAATCGAAGCACTTGCCTAGTTGACAAACTTCTCACACGGTGCTATAATAAGAGGGCAAACAACCCTCTTTTTTTTATGAGTTAGTCCACAGTCTTAACAATCCCAGTATGAGACCGCCCAGATCGCAGTCGTGGCGCGGGTTCTCGCGGGTCGGTGCGCCCTAAATATAAAACGCTTAAGTCCCTAACCTACAAAGGTACCCGAAAGCGACCTACATATTATTCGTATTATGATTTCCCTAGAAAACAAAAAATTTTCCCAGAAAAAAATGAGACCCTTACCTGCATTTGATACATTTGATCAAGACCTAAGAACATGGGCACTTCAAACCCTTATCTGGAAAGAAGGGCACTTGGATAGTAAGATGTATGCAGTTGCTGATCTCTATATTGGTATAAACAATACCAAAAATACAGAAGTACTATATACACTATGGAATGGATGGAAATCTAACCACCCCGACACTAAATATAAACTATAACATATGTCAAAAAGATTCACCACAAAACTCGATGACGATGATTTTGGTGATCTAGTACTTACAATCCCTTATGAAATATGTGAAGAACTTGGTTGGTATCGCGAAACTGAACTAGAATATGATATAATAGATGGAGAGATTACTTTTAAAAAACTAGAAGATGAATGAAGAAGAACTAGTAACTGCTCTTAATACTGTTAATGAGTGTTTAAGAGTTATAGGCGAAAGAATACAAGTATTGGAGGAATATGTCTCTGATATGCCTTTACATGTTCATGATAAGTTACTTTATAAACCGACTAAGCATGAAAACTACTTAAATATTAAGGAAAACTTCGATCACCTTTATGAAAGGTTAGAAAAACTCGAAAATGGGATGTAAAAGAAAAGATTACTTAGGTAATATCATTACCGATCCTTGTGATGATGCTGATGCATGTCTAAACTACGAACCTCTTCCTAGTGATAGGAGGATTAGTCTGACATACAGGGAGTATCCTCAGGATGTTATACGTCAAGTTGATGCAAATGTACCGAATCGTACTGGTCAGGCAATCATGTACGATAGTGTTCGTGTGTGTTTAACTCAGGGACAGGCAGCATTTGGACAATCTGGGTTTGTAACTCCTTCAAGTGGTGCAAACTGTGGTAGAGTTACTCGTACTGCGACTTGTTACCCCCAATGTCAGAATGGTGCAAAGATAATATACGACTATTTTCCTTCTCAACTATCCTTTGATATACAAGCAAGTGATACTTGGTTTTCTTATTTGTATGATACAAGCAATAATGCAGGTATTATAGGGACTCCTGCATTCTGGTTAGAGAATGAAGATAGGACAGATAACACTGATCCTGCCAATCCAGTTACTTTTAGTAATACTAACTGCTTTACTTGCAGCAATTTTACCTGTACCCCCGCTTCCACAGGTTGTTCTTATACTGTTGAAAGTGATATTGATTACACTGGCGACCCCGATTGCCCACATCCAACCTTATTTGGTATTGGTACGAACAGTAATAAGATAGTATTTGAGTATGATACACTGTCTAGTACCATCCCTAACGGTGTTTTAGACCTTTCTGCGTCTTATGATGGGATAACATATAGCGATGCATGGAATGAAGGAGAGGGTATTGGTATTGTTTACGACTCTACACAGAATACTTGGCAAGCAGGAGACGAAGCAGCAGGTACTTTTAACATCTATGAGTTGAACTCTGGGTCAAAACAGGGTCTAAAGTTGAATGTCAAGGTCGAACCGATCATCGACGAGTCGGGATCCACAGTAGCATTCACTGGAACGAGGTGGCAAATACAGGAAATCATGAATCCTGGTACAAATTATGCTGTCGACGACGTTTTTCAACTTACCCACGCTCATACACACCCCGACAACACGACAACCACGTTCACACTGAACATCAAAATCACAAGTGTAGGACCTGTCGCAGGTCAATCAGGCACAATTTCTGATGTTTTACGAAAAGGAGACACTCTAAATGGTCATCAAATCACTCAAGTAGTGCACGGACCGTCTATTGATAGTGATTATGATACTTCAAAGGGTCTTTTCCCTTACCATTTTGCTTATTTGGACGGAAATGGAAGTAGTTTTACCAAAGATACACAATATACAAGCAACAGAGCACACCAAGTTACAGTAAGAGCAGGTAAAGGAATCGTTGATAGAGGATTTTTTGGTGGATTATACGAGTTTAGTGAAAAATCAGTTCAATATACTATAGGAACTGTTGATAGAAATGCTCCTGACATCTATAATACGCTAACTCAACCATCTACTACCGTAACGATAACTAATGGAAGAGTAACTAATGTAACTATTGATACAGATGGCGGAGGTTCTGGGTGGAATACACTTGGAAGAATACCAGAATTGAGTATTACTTCTCCAGTAGGTGCAACTGGAACACCTGCAGAGGTAGAAGGAGAGTTTACTAACGGAGTTTTGACGTCTGTTACAGTCATAAATGGCGGTAGCGGGTACTCTAGCACAAATCCGCCACAGGTTAGTGTCAGAAATATCCATAAAGTGCTCAATTCCGTAGCACCAAACGCTGCATTTAACGAAAACCGCGAGTCAAGGACTCTAGAAGTGCTCGATGCGTTCCCAAATATCGGAGATGCGTTCCCAACTTACACTGCAGAAGACCAAAAACGCGATAGAGACGCACTAATCGCAAATTCTCAGTTCCCTCCTTCACAAAGAGCGTATGAAAACACTGCGGACAGCGTACAATTCAAAACAGACCCCAATAATAAGCGAATCCACAACCTTCCACAGTCGGCATTTAACTCTGAGGACTTAGAACCTTACAAAAATGCCATGATAAACAAAGAAAACTACTCAAAAATCACAGAATACGATTTTGGGACATCTAATGAGGCAAGAGAGTTCAAAAATATGCTAATTAAGTCGCAAAAAGACGCAAATGACAATATTAATGCATATATGAACAGAATTACACAAGATGAACCAAATATTGCTAGGTATGATGAGTCATATATTGAAACTGTACAAGGACCTTTCTCAGAGTTACCATATGCGTCTCAATATACTAAATACTTTTTAAGGCAGTTTCGTCCTGATCCTAGAATTGATACTAGTATCACTGTGAATCTTAGTGTTAATGTAGCACAAGAAGGAACGAGTCATTTTAGTTGCCCACAACCTCCCGCATCAACTAGACTTGGATCACAATTTAGTTTTCTTAATGGACCTTCTGGTCCAGGATGTCAAAATTGGTCAGCATCGGGAAGTATGCTTATGTTGAATGATTTCACTCAATCAGCACAAACTTTGGCAAAAGCAACTGCTGCGTATGGTAATCCTTATCAAGTAACGTAATGGCAAGCGGACATCAAGCGTGTGCACTCTTTACAGGAACGTGTAGCGGACACGGAAGAGGTAATGGTGTGACTTGGCAACCTGGTCCAGGTGGTGGATTTGTTAGTCCTTGTCCACATGCATCACTTGCACCAACAATTTCACATAGAAGAGTTCCATTTGTTAATAGTTTTGCAACATGGCCACCTCATCCTCAAAGACCTAGGAATCCTCAATCAGGTGGGAACGATCCTTTTAACAGAACTGTAATAGTAAATGACTTAGTACCCATTATTGATCAAGATGACTTAATAACTCATCCTACTCGAACGAGATTTACTACAATATCAATAGGATTCAAATGTTTGACTGTTAGATCGACTCCTGCATGGCATTGTACAACTGGTGTAGGTGGAAATGGACGTGAACCCTCTGTTGGACATAATAGAAGATTATTTGCAACGTGTAAAACAGTTTTTATAGAAGGTAAAAGAGCAGGTAGGTTTGCAGACCCGTTTGGAAATAATACTGTACCATTTGATTGCCTTAGCGTTGTATCTGGATCAAGTCCTAATGTTTTTATCGGAAGTTGAATAAATAGATTTAGGATCGGAGTAACTATGGTCGTAAAAGTAGACAAAAGTGAAGAGTTTGTCAAAAGTGGCAAAGTCTTGATAAGTGAGTATCCTACCAAAAAGGAAAAGGATGTAAAACCACTTAGCAAATGGCGTTAAAAGACATTGATGGTTCAGATTTTAAGCGTTCTCGTAGATTCGAGGATGTAAATATCTCATTGCCTAGAAATCCATTTACAAAAGACATATATGGTGTCTCAAATGAGAATGCAATCAAACAATCCATCAAAAATCTTGTTTTAACCGTTCCAGGCGAGAAACCTTTTCAACCTTTAGTAGGTTCTAGAGTAAATGAGTTACTTTTTGAACCACTAGACCCATTTATTGCTGATTCTATCAAGGATGAGATAATAAATACCATCAAACAGCATGAACCAAGAGTAGACCTGACTGATGTGACTGTTTTGCCTGTCTATGAGCGAAACCAAATTAATGTATCTGTTGAATATAGGATTGTCGGATTACCCATAGTTGAGAATATCACATTTGTCTTACAGAGACCTGAGTAATGCAACCAAACAACTTAACAGCACTAGACTTTGAAGATGTCAAAGCAAGTATCAAAGCATATCTAAGAACTCGAAGCGAGTTTACTGATTATGACTTTGATGGATCAGCATTGTCATATATGATCGACATGTTGGCATATAATACTTACTATACAGCATTCAACGCTAACATGTCGTTGAACGAGGCATTCCTACCGTCTTCTACTGTTAGAGATAACGTTATTAATATTGCAAAGTTAATGAACTACACTCCTAAGAGTGTAACTGCAGCGAGAGCATCATTAAAAATCGATATACAGACAACTCAAGCAAATGGAGTGTATCCTAGCACTGTTACTATAAGAAAAGGTCCAGTTGCGACAGGTGGTAACTATGTTTGGAACATTTTAAGAGACACTACTGTAGAAGTTAGTCCAACAACAGGTATTGGAACTTTCCCAGACCTTTGTGTGTATGAAGGATCACTTGTTAACTTTTCATACATTGTAAATACATTCGCAAATCAGACATATACCATTCCTTCCGCAGAAGCAGACATCAATACACTTAATGTTAGTGTAAGAGCAAACGAAACAGCAACAGCAGCAGATATCTACAACAGAGTTGATACTGTAACTAACCTAGCATCGACTACAAGGGCATTCTTCCTTTCAGAAGGTGAAGATATGCGTTTTAACGTTAGATTTGGTGATGACAGTGTTGGAAGAGCATTAAAAGACGGAGAAGTCGTAGTTTTAGAATATTTGGTAACTTCTGGTGCTGCAGCAAACGAAGTAAAGTCATTTAACTTCATTGGATCGATAATTGACTCATTAGGACAATCATATACAGCATCAGCAACCACTTTAACAGTAAATCACCGTGCACAACTTGGTAGTGCTGCAGAAAGTATAGAATCAATCAAATATAACGCACCAAGATTTTATTCTTCACAATATAGAGCAGTTACTGCTCAAGACTATGCTTTGATCACTCAAAGGATCTACAGTAACGCAGATTCTGTTGTTGCTTATGGTGGAGACAGTTTAAACCCTCCAGTTTACGGTAAAGTGTATATTGCAATCAAAACAAAAACTGGATCTCTTCTAAATGACGCTACAAAGAAAGAAATATCCGCAGACCTTAGGAAATACTCTATGGCATCGATTGACCCTGTTGTAGTCGATCCTGATAACGTCTACATCTACACAAAAGTGTTTGCACTATACGATACTGGTGCAGGATCTTCATCATCTCAAATTAAAACCAATATTCAGAATGCAATAGGACAATGGGCAAGTCAAACACAAATAAACAACTTCAACTCGACATTTAGAGGTCAAGCATACGAGAAAGCAATCACACTAGCAGATAATGCTATTTCTGACGTTTCTGTTCAAACAACTATTCTAAAATATATTAATCCTAATAGTAATCAAACTAATACCTATTGTATTAGCACTGGAGGAGAGTTATATAACTCTGCACCTAGTCAGGACGGTAATGAAGCATCTGGTTGTACAAAAGAACCAGTTATCTTGTCTGGTACGTTTAGAACTGCAGATAGACCTGGTGTAGATCAACAGTTTGAGGATGATGGTTACGGAAACTTAAAAACTTTCTATAATACAGGTAATAAGAAGGTATATACTAATAGTACAGCAGGTACAGTAAACTACATGACAGGTGAAGTCTGTTTTGGACCTATTAACATTATTAGTACAGGAACAAGCGTTCCATCATCAGCAGCAGTTAGTATTGTTGATAGTGTAACTGGTGCAGGAAGTGTTATTGATCCAACTCTTCTTCCAAGTGCAACAGATTTACAGATTCCAGTTATAATGATTCCTGCTAACAGTGGAACCATTCCTGCCTCAACACCAGGAACAATTATTAATATTATAAGTCCTGAGGTAACAGTATCACCGATTGGTACTACGCCACCTCCAACAATCCCTCTAAATAGTTTGACACCAACAACATTCGATAGTACACCGTCCGTAGTGGAAGTTGCACCGATTGATAATAGTGGTGGTCTAAACACATCAGTCTGCTTCTCGTAACTGTAAATGAACATTAATAAGGTTTCTCAGTCGATTGTTTCACAATCACCCGATTTTATTGGGTCAGAATACCCCCTGTTCAATAAATTTATTGAATACTATTATAAGTCACAAGAAAAAACTGGTTTAGGACAAAATATACTTAATAACTTCCTTCAGTATCTTGATATTGATAAACTTGATATAGGAATACTTGATGGACAAACAACAGTTGTGGAATCTGTCTCCGCAACAGATGATAAGATTGTAGTAGAGAACGTAGGTCCTTTCTTAGAAAAGAATGGATCTATTCTCATAGGCGATGAAGTTATATTTTACGAAGACATTGAAGCAGCACCATCTATATCTCTTACTCCAGGTATATCATATGAGCAGGTAAAACTAAAATGGACAACACTTGCTAACTTTATAAACGATTTTGATGGAGTTAAAACACAGTTCCCGCTTACTTCTCAAGATAGTCCCGTAGCACCTCCAAGTGCTCAACACCTGATCGTATCAGTATACGGAAAAATATTAATACCTAATACAGATTATACGGTATCTGGTAACAAGATTGTATTTACTACCGCGCCAAGAACTAAGTTACCTGCAGACGGTGCGGAAACAACGTACGTTTATTTCCTTAGTGGTTTTATTGAGAATACAATTTACGCATTAGATAACTTATCTGGCGCATTTGGTGATGGGAAGAAACAGTTTACCATAACTCGTAACGGAGAATCTTACGAACCCATTAATGAAGAGTATTTGAATGTAATATACGACAATAGACTACTAGTACCAAAGATAGACTATTTTATAGATAAAAATCAGTTCATATTTAAAACAGCACCTTTAAATGGACGTTTCTTATCAATACACTCTATAGAAGCACCTATACCTTCATTTGGTAATGGTGCGATTGGATTTGCTCGTGTTAGTGATACAGGAACTCTTACAAGTATATCATCTAGTGCTATTGGTTCTGGATATCGTTTTGAGTATCCTCCACAGGTCGCTATTAACTCAGAGGTAGGTTCTGGTGCTGCTGCTACCGCACTTGTTAATGGTTTGAAATCAATCACTCTACTAACAGGAGGAAAAGGTTACAGTACATCTAACCCTCCTGTCGTACAAGTACAATCACCAACTAAATCAGGATCCACTCAAGCAACGATTACCGCGACTGTTGCTAACGGTGCAGTTACGGAACTCAATATTACTAACTCTGGTTCTGGATATACATTTACACCTAGAATTACTTTTGTTCAACCAGGTGGAGCAAAACTAGGAACTCCTGTACTTAGCAACGAACAAATCGCTTCTATACCTGTTACTGATGGTGGTTTTGGATATACTACCGCACCTACAGTGTATATTGACGAACCAACAGGTACAAATCCAATCAGAGCAGCATTACAAGCAAATTTATCTACGGAAGGTAAAGTTACTAGCATTACCGTATTGAATGCGGGACAAGGATATACCACCACACCTAGAGTTGCCATAGTTGATCCTGTAGGTGCACAAGTCTTAGAAACAGTTGTTGACGGAGATGGACGTGTTATAAGAGTTGATTTACTTAATGGTGGTAGTGGATTCGATGATGTACCTTCAGTATACATCGTAGACAATAGAACTAACGGTGGAACTGGTGCTGCTGCTGTTGCATCTATTTTCAATGGTCAAATAACTGATATTAACATAAGTGCATTTGGTAGCGGATATTCTGCTGCTAATCCTCCTGAGATTGTAATACAATCTCCACCTCAAGCAAAAGCATCTGCTGAAATCGGTCTTAATGAAGTTACTGGTTTTGCTGTTACTGAAAATGGATCAGGATACAGAAAAGCAGCGTTTACTGGATGTGCCAGAGCAGCATCTGGTATTACATCATACACGGAAGATGGAAACGCAGTATTTACAAAAGATACTACTGCTGCAGCAGCGTCAATAGGTGCTACTGTAAAATGTCTTGACGCATTGTTTGTAAAACGACTATTAGACAAATATACAGAACAATTCTTACCTGATGTTCCAGAACTCGACTATTCTAAGATTGATGTAAGAACATCTATTAAAACTGTAAAAGATTTTTATTCATCTAAGGGTACATCTTTCAGTATCGCATATTTGTTTAAACTATTATATGGTGAGAGTGTCTCAGTTACATATCCAAAAGATCAAATCATCAAACCATCTGCTGCAACTTGGTCTATTGATACTATTCTTAGAGCAACTAAAGTTTCTGGAGATGCTGTTAATATAAGAGATGGATTGATTACACAGGACGCAGATATTGCTGATCCTAATGTTCAAGCAGCAAGTGCGTTAGTTGAAAACTATATTTCAATCAAAACATCAGATGTAGAGATATTTGAACTTGTTTTATCGGAAGAGACTATTACTGGCACGTTTACCGTACCTTATAAGACAAAACTTGCTGAACCTCTCAATACAACCGACTCAATCATTACGGTTGACTCTACTGTAGGATGGCCAGAAAGAAACGGTGAGTTTGTTATAGGTTCGGGTTCTAGGACAGAACTTGTGCAATATAAGGAAAAATCACTCAACCAGTTTATTGAATGTACACGTTCAGCAAATGGTGTTGTAGAAGATTGGGATTCTGCTACTCAGGTATCATCTAACTTTACTGTATTCATCAATAAAGGAACACTACAAGAAGTAGTGATGAACATAGTAGGTATAGTTGATGCACAGCAAACAACACTAACTGATACTGGTTCTTACTACCTACCAGGTGACAAACTAACAGTTTCTAAACTAGGTGGTAGTAGTATTGATCCTCATTTGACTACTTGGTTATACAACGTTAAAAAGTTAATATCAGTCACAGGTATAACATTTGGTGGTGTTAATAATCAGTTTGCTACAGTAACTTGTGCAAATAATCATGGATTACTTGTTGGAGATCAGGTTACAATCTATGGTGCTAACCCAATCATCTATAATGGTACATTCTTAGTTACATCTAGAGATACAAATACCATATTCCAATATCAACTACCTCAACCTGCAACTGTAACTCCTCAGGGTAATATTCTTGTATCTGTTGACTTAAATAAAGGTAAGTCTGATAGCACTGCAGTATTCAATGCAATCGGACCATATACAACTAACGTACAAAACTCATTCTTCAATACACAGTATGCATATCTAGCATCTACTGGTATACCTAACTATAAGATTGGTCCGTTTCCTGGTTCTGCTCTTTTACCAGGTAACCAACGTAAGTTAAATCGTTTCCCTATAGTTTCTACAACTATATCAACTAAAAACTCTATAAATCCTGGACCTATTGGTACATGGGTAAATGGTGTATCAATCTGGTCATATAAGTCAACTAAAAAGAAAACATTTGGTGCTATTACCAGTGTTAGTATAGCAAATGCAGGATCCGACTATGATGCTGCATCTCCTCCTGTTTTGACTATCTCAGGTGGTGGAGGAACAGGTGCGACTGCTAGTGTTACTGTTAATGGTTCTGTTAGTGAAATTACAGTTACTAATGGTGGTTCTGGTTTTATTGCATCTCCTCTAGTATCAATCGTTGGCGGTGGAGGTTCTGGTGCTGCTGCAACTGCTATTATAACAAAAGGTGTTGTATCTAGAATTCTTATTAACTCTGGTGGTACTGGATATACTTCACAACCATCTATTACTATTGTTGGTGGCGGTGGTACTGGTGCAGAAGCAACTGCATCTGTTCGTGGTCCTATTCAAGCAGTCACCGTGGGATCAGGAGGACAATCTTACACATCCACACCTAGTGTTACACTTAGTTCGGGTAGTGGTGCTGTTGCACAGGCTATAGTCAACAACGGTAGAATCATATCTATTGCGATTATATCGGCTGGTTCTGGATATACAACTGCACCTGAGATTACCATACAAGGTGAAGGTTTTGGTGCGGTTGCTAGAGCAACTATAGACACTGATGGAGAAAACGCAGGTAGAGTTACTAGTATTACTATTGTAAACAGAGGTATTAGTTATGTACAGGGAACTACTCTAATCAATTTAAACTCAGTTGGTCAAAATGCCTCATTTACTGCTAATGTATTCCAATGGACTTATAACTTACAAAAATCAACAACATTTGATGGTGCTAAAGGTTCTGTATTTGAAGGATATAATAATCAGTATGGTGGTGAGTATGCACACTTAAGTAATCCTCAAACACTTAGATATATTCTTGGTGATAACTTATTTGAAAATACAGCAGGTTTAATAAAAGAAAAAGAAGATGGATTACAACACTCCCCTATTGTAGGTTGGGCATTTGATGGTAACCCAATATACGGTCCTTATGCATATTCAGATCCTACTGATCAATCATCTCCTATAGCAAAACTCAATACATCATATAGACTTAGAACTAATCTAGTATATGATGTAGATTCTAATCCAACTCCTGTTAGAGTAGCAGGACCTTTACTAACTGAAGAGGTAGCAGGTAACTTTGTAGAAGACTATGAATATGTTTTTGGTCTAGGTGCACTTGATCAATATAATGGTAGATTCTGTAAAACACCTGAGTATCCTGATGGTAGATATTGTTACTTTGTTACTATAGATTCTACAGAAGATGGTAATCCATTATTTCCTTATGTACTAGGACCTGACTTTAACTCTGTTGTAGATACTTGGAACTTAAGTGCAGATGCCATTCAGCAAAATATTCCTACTGGTGTTGTTAGATATCGTGATCCCTATGAGAATGTTGATATTGACGTTGAGAGGGCACCAAATGCCTCTACAAACGCTATAACTCTAGAAAATGGTGATATACTACTATTTGAAGTAGAAGATGAAGATAAAAGTGGTGTTATTGAACAAGCAGAGATTGATGACCCAGATCAAGTTTTTGAAGAGTCTCCATTACAGTTATTTGATTACTTCCCAACTGTTAAGTTAGATTCTAAGGTTGATATTGAAGTTGAAACTACTACTAAGTTTGAAGACGCATCTGTAACTGGATTTACTGTTGAAAACCCAGGTATAAACTATCAGGTCAATGATAGATTGATGTTTGATAATACTGATACTGATGGTAGTGGTGTTTCTGCTCGTGTTTCTAGAATTGCAGGTGAGGCAGTAGAAGCATATGGTTTTGAGAATATAAGTGGTAATAACTTTGGTAAACTTACCACAGTCAATCCTCACAACCTACAACCAGGTGACAGCGTATTTGTTGACTATACTCCTGTCATGGCAAACACTAATAAAACATATGTTGTTAGGCAGTTCAAAGGTATTGAGGAGATAGTAATAAATCAGACTGGATCTGGATATAATACAGATATTCCTCCAACTATTATCATTGATGGTAATGGTACTGGTGGTGAGTTGGAAGCAGTTGTAACATCAGTTGGATCTATTGAAAACGTTAATATTATAAACTCAGGTTGGGGATATACAAGTAATCCTAGAGTTATCCTTTCACACCCACAGGTATTCAAAAAAGCAGATTACTACATTGCTAAGTTCAGTAATGCACAGTATGTAAAAGTAAATGATGTTTATGTAAACTCTGATAAAGAAGTTTATCTTTGTGGAAAAACTAAAGATTCATCAGGTAATGCTGTTGCATTCCTAACAAAACTATCTGCGTCTGGTGTTAAGGAATGGGATAAAACTTTAGAACTAGTATCTGGTCAAGAAGAGTCTGAGTTTATTAGATTATTTGTTGACGGTCATGATATATGGGTCGTTGGTGAAAATAAACCAAACAGTTCTATTCTTTCACAATATAATCCAGACATTGTGCTTGCTAAGTATGTTGAGGCATCAAATGGTCTAAGTGCTACTTTATCCTTCCAAAAAGGATATGCAGGTATATCTGGTTCAACTCGTGCTGATCATATTACATGTATTAAGAAATTTTCTGATACTAGATTTATTATTGGTGGTTTTACCAATACTAACTCAGGAGCACCTTATGATGCTTTTGTTGCTTCTATTGACACTAATGGTAACTTTGCAATCAAGAGAAAACTTGCTTCTCCTAATAAATCTGAAAAAATTACTGATCTTCTAATCAATGGAAATGATGTATATGCTTCTTTAGAAGTTGCAGCAAATAATTCTGCTACTGATATTGATGTTGCAGTTGCTAAGATTACTTTTGGTACAACTGCTATTACTATAGACTGGATTAACCAGTATGCAAATAGTCTGTACTCTATGTTAAACTCAAGTATTTCGATTGATGAGTTTAATGAAATCTATATTACTTGTGGTCTAAGATCTAAAGCAGATAACACAACTAGAGATAGTTGGTGGATTGGTAAGATAGACACTACAGGTGCTCTTATTTGGAACTACAGATATGTCGCTCCAGGTAGAGAACTAACTATGGCAGCAACATCTGCTATTGACATTTTTGGTGATTTAAACGTAGCATTTACAAGAATAGACAATACAAACACATTAACAACTATTGATACAGTTAAGATTGGTTATGATGGTAAAATTAAAAATCATACAACAAATCAATCTACTGCAAATAAGATTGAAGGACTTACTGTTCATTCTATAGATGTTGACAACTCTGGTGATGTTCATGCTGTAGGTCAGACTCAGTGGAACAGAAATGAGTTCTTGTTCCCATTTACTGCAGGTTCAACTGCTGATACTACTACTGCATATACATTAACATCTACATCAACTAGTAACTCTATTACATATGCAGATAACGTTGCTAAGATCAATGGATATCAAACAGGACAAACATCTTGGACACAAGCAAATCTTCAGATTACTTCTGCTCAACTAGGTACTAAACTTGATAGTGATTTCACTATTGAGATGATGATATACAAAGATTCTACTGTAACTTCTGTATCACCTACACAACAAACATTGATTGCTATTGGTGATGCTGAGGTAGCAACTGGTGGTCTTTGGTTATACTATGATATATCAGGAGGTAAACTAGAACTTGCTATAACAAATAGTTCTACTAAACTTAACTCTGCATCTGGAGCAGCACAATCTGCATTAAGTAACATGTATGCTGATAATACATGGCAATGGATTGGATTAAAAAGAGAAGGAAATGTATATACTGTTTTTGTTAATGGTATACAAGTTATACAGAGCACTATTGCAGGTACAAGTTTAGGTAGTAAAGATCTTTACATTGGACAGATTCCTGGTAGAAATGGCACAATAGGAAACTTTAGAGCAAATGAACAGGGACAGTTCTTTGTTGATAATCTAAGATTAAGAAATAGAGCAGTTACACCAACTGTACCAAGTGATGTTAGTGCGTTACCTACAGTAGGTGCATTTGGATTTGCATATAGTTGGACTGATACCGCATGGTTTACTACTAATAATAATCGTTATGATCTTATTGATTTTGATGGATTTGCACTAAAATCTGATAAAAATGCAGATGCATCAAGACTTGGTGCTATTACTACAGGAACTAATACTGGTATAGGATTTTCTAGAACTGCAGTTAGTCCTGTAACTGGTAGTACACTCACAATACAAAATACTGGTTATACCTTATCTGAAGCAGGATTCCAATCATTAGACTTTGACGATGCTGCAATAAGCATGAGCGAAGGTACACAGACACTCACATATACACAGGATATATGGAGTTCTAGAACTGCTACAGTTCCTTCACCTGGATCACAAAAACTTAGTGTATCTGCTGTTGTTAAAGACAGATACTTCTTTAAGGTAACACCAACTATCAAGATTGATAATGTACAGAAGTTAACTATAAATCAGTCATTCCAGTTTGGTATTGGTACAAAACTACGCCTTAATAACTCATCTGGTGTATTTGTCAATAGCGGTTACATTGTTAGAAGAGATCTTGATAATAATCAGGTATATCTTGCTGTAAACAATAACTCATGGACTGATGACTTAAATACTGGTCAACTTGTTACTGAACAGTTTAGTGAACAGTCAACTTATGGTATTGTAGGACCTATACCTAATGATATCAATATCATAGAGGGATATACTTTTGCAACAATCAATAATACAACACCTGGAACTTTTAATATAGATCTTAATGATTTTAACCTTGATGGCACCACATCAACTGGTTCTGGTAACTTAGATAGTTTTGCCAAGTTTAAAGTATTTGCAACTGCAGATTACTCTGTAAGAATCGATGAAGTTTCTGGATCATCAGCATATATTGTTGGATCTGTTGTACAACTAACATCAGGCGATATATCATTCAATGCTGCATATAGCACAGTACAGATAACAAATCTTACTGGCGTACTCAAGATTACATTAGTTGCAAATCTTGACAAAATTTTACAAGTCACTGCAGTAGCGAACAGTGATGAAGTGTATGTAATCACTAACACAAGTCATTATCTCTCAAGAGGAGATATGCTTTATATTGATGGTAACCCTAGCCAGACTGTAGGCAGTGTTGTGTATGATGAATATGATGGTGCATTCCCTGTAGATAGAGTAATCAGTCCGTTAGAGTTTGTATACAAATTAAAACAGAGTGCGGTAACAAGTCCTGCTACATCAGCATCTGCTGTCAGTGTATTTGTTAAATCACCTGTTTTGAAGATGTTCTATGGACATCAATACATCTTTGACCTTAGTCATTCATCTCTTGTTGGTGGTAACTTATCATTTGCAAAAGATAGTCTATACAAACTTGAATACTCATTTAACTCTATTGACAGAGTTGGAATACCAGGTTTAACAGGAGAAGGACAACCAACTCCATCTGTAACACTTAAAGTTGATGAAAGTATTGTTACTAATATATCTTACTACTTTGATCCCTCTAGAACAGGAGCAGATTCACCTGTTGTTGCAGGAAGTTACTTAGACGTTGTTGATTCTCCATATAAAGGAAACTTTGAGATTAGTTCTATTGCAGGTGCTACTATCACTCGTGGTGCTGATATTATTAAGTATCCTTTACTCAATGAACCAGAAGGTGATGCAGATATTAACCAAACAACTTACT